ATCTCTAACTTTAGAACTGTCTTTAATGTTAAATCTATATTTCTTATCTCCAACTTTATATTCAAAACCTTTGAAATCGTTGTTAAAAACTTCTTTAGTTTTATTTAAGAAATGATCACTTGATTCTTTTGCGTCTTCTGCTTCTTTTTCGTATCTATTGAAGAAATCAATTGCTTTCTGTTGCTCACTCGTAAGCTTTGAACCATATTTAATATCTTCATAATATTTGGACTTTAGCCCGTCCAAGTGGCTTTTAGCGTCGGCAACTTGCTCTTTTAACGCTAATTTTTTTCTTTGTATATCTTTTGTATCATCAACGTCTTCATCATAAGAAAAATTATCTTCCATAAGAAAATTAATTTCTTCGTCGTTAAGATGTGGTTTTGTTTTATTATAATATTCTCTTAATAACGTATCATTATCTAATTTAGAATAATCTGTATTAAGATTAACATAGTCTTTTACATCTCCACCAGTATCATTCATAAAGTCTACTAACTTTTGAATATTTTCAGGTAATTCATTTTTAATTTCTTTTGGTGGTTCAATTACCTTTGTAGCTTCTTGTTCCTCTGTAATTTCTTCTAATAAAGGAGTTTGTTCAATTGTTTCTTCTGAAGTCTCGTTAACAGGTTCTTTATTAGTAACTTTTTCAATAACCTCTTCTTCAATTTTAACATCTTCTTTTGGTTTTGATAAATCAACCTTAATAACGTCTTCTGTTTTTTTAACTAACTCTTCAAGATTTACTTTTGTAACATCTCCATCTGTATTATTAGAGAATTTTTTAGGTTTCTTTTTAATTTTTAATTTTTCGACTTTTTCGTCTACTTTTGGTTGCTCAGTAGTATTTTCTACTACATCGTTCTTTTTTTCTTTCATAATAAAATATTATATAATTAATTAATTTGTTTATCTAGGATCAAATCCACCTAAACCAAAACCACCACCTAATATATCATGTCCAGAAGATTCAAATTTTTGTTGACTCATTTCAAAATCTTTTGGTGGTTTATCTTTAGATCTTTGATCTATCAACTCAGACTGTTGAGTCGCTTGTATCTTTGTTCTTTTATCTTTACGATCTTCTTTTACAGATTCTTTAGTTTTAGCAACTTCAGCTTCCATTCTTTTTAACTGCATATTTAATTGAAACTCATGATCCATTAATTGCTTTTTAATCTCTGCTTCATGCATCATTGACTGTCTTTCTAACTCTGCTTTACCTTGTTCCATTTGCATATTTTGTTGTAATAAAGCTTGTTGTTTTTGAACCTCAGCTTGAGCAGCTGCTTGTTGTTGTTGTGCGTTTGCTTGTGCTTGCGCCTGCATGTTTTGTTGAGCTATCATTTGATCTTTTTCTACTTTCTTTTTTCTTCTAATTTTAAGTAGTTGATTTGCTAGTTTAAGATTTTTTATTTCTCTTAAATCTATAGCGTCTTCTAAATCTATACTTTGTTGAGCTATAGCTGCTTGTATATTATTTTCAAGCATTGCTTTTTCTTCTTCATCTGGTGCTAACTCTATAAATATACCAAAATCATATAAATGTAAATCAGATATCTCTTCTAAAGTTGCAACATTATGCGCTCCTATAGATTGTATAAAAGCATTTTTAGTTGGAGAGTATTCTATAATATCAGATATTCTAAGAGATAAACATTCACATACTTCAGATGTTAAAAACAATCCAGATTGTAATATATGTCTTGTGGCTGTATTAGAATTTGCTGCCGCCATTTTTTGTACGCCAACTAAAGCTTTTGGATCTGGATTAGCAGCGTCTCTAGCCTCATTTAATCCAGTTGTATCTCTTATCATTTGTAGATAGTAATTATAATTACCTATAAGTGCTTGCATTTTACTACCAGCTCCTTGACCTCCAGATATTTCTTGTATAGGTACTTTTCCTGGATTCATATCACCATCACCAGTAAAAGACCTACCAATTATACTACCAGTTTGGAAAAACATATTTAGTGCTTCTTGTGGATTATAATTAGTTCCATTACCTAAATCTATTTCAGCAAGTCCATCAGCATCTAAGTATATTCCATCTGGAACCATTCTAGACATTACTTGTTGTAGTTTAAGATGTGTTAGTTGAATCATATCTGCAAAACCAGTTATTCTACTAACTAATGATTCTATTTTACCTTCATACATTCTAGGAGCAACTATATTATAGTTCATTTTTACTTTTGTAAAATCGCTTTTAGGACGCATCATATTTTTTGACATTTCCCATTTAATCAATTTGTCACTACCTAAAATCATAGCACCCTCATACAAACACTCTATTTTTCTAGATTCTTTAGTAAACATACCTTCCATGTCTTCTGGAGGATTAAACTTATCATCTTTTTCTATAGCTTTATAACCACCACTACTAGTTTGTTTCATCTTATAAACTTCAGACATAAAAGTTTTATAATTAAAATATAATACTTCTACTTTGTTTTTGTCATCATCGTTTAAGCTTGAGTTTCTAGAATTATATCTATTTGAAGCTTTATAATTTTTCTTAGATATCTCTTCTAATTCACTCATAGTAAGATCTGGAAATTGTTTTATAAGCTCATTAATAGGTATTAATTTTACCTCACCAACATAATAAATATCATCGAAATAAGGAGAGTCTGTATAAGACCAAACTAAATCAGCTGGATCTACATATTCAACTGTAGCGCCTCTAGATTCATCAAACCCTGTTTTAACAGCTCCAATACCTAAAACAGTTAAATCATAATAAAATCTTCTTTTTATTAAATCGTATTTATTACCTTCTAATAAAACATTTAACGCTTGCTCCTCTGCTAATTCTACAGCTTGTTTATATGTTAACTGCATATGTAAAGCTAATTCTTCTTCTGAGTCAGGTAAAACTTCTTTTGGGTTTTCGTTTAATGATATTCCAAATTTTTCTTCAGCAAAATCACTAATTTCTTTTGTTTTCATATCTCTCAAAAGAGATTCCATATATTCTGTTCTTTTGCTAACACCATATGGATCTTGAGAATAAGCCTTAATATCATATATTCTTTCTGCTATACCATTGACAACTATATCTACAAATTTAGGTATAATTGGAACCGGTTTCCAATCTAAATTTAAGTAAGATAAATCACCATTAATAGATAATTCATCTTTATATTTTTGTATACTTTGTTCTCCTCTAGCGTATAAACGTAATCTATGAAAATTATTGTGATTAGTTAAAAATCTATTACTAGCATAATCTGTGTTAAACCATTCGTTTTCTATAGCTTTTGCTATTTTTAATCCATATTCAAAGCTTGCTTTCTCTGAATCACTAACAACTTGACTGGGAAAATGGTTTCTTGTACTCGTTCTAATCATCTTATTCTTTAATTAATTTTGACATATTACCTTTGTTTGAATATCTAGCAATATTTAAATTTAGTTTTTGTTTTTCTATATTAGCGTTCGGAGTGTATAAATGCCTATTACATGCCATTATAGCTAATCCAGAACTTATTGAGGCGTCAAACTTTGTTCTTTTTGTTATATCAAATTTAGCCCAATCATTTAAAGTTCTATTAAAATATATATTACCATAGTTACCATCGCCTAAATGACCAACATATTGCTGTATATACATTTCAATTGCTGCTGCGTGAGCTTGTTTTACATCTTCACTAGAATTAGGTATTCCACCTATTTCTTTTTCTGCTACAGATAGTTTGTTCCAGACTTTATCTGGTCGATTCATGCTAAACCCTCTATAACCTCTTCTTCTTAAATAATACAAAAGTCTAGGTTTGTTATTTTCTGCAAGTATAGGCATACCATAAAATACTATAGACATTAATACGTCTTCAAAAAACATTTCAGCTGTTTGTGGCCGCGCTATATATTCTAAGAAAAAATGGTTAGGTGGATTATCTTCCATGCTAAACTTAGTAAGACCATGTAAAGCTCCATTTGATCCTCTTCCATCTACCGTACCTGATATATCATAGCTATCACAACCAAAAGCGCCCATATGTTCATTTGCTGGGTATCTTATTCCGTTTTTTACTATTTGCTTATTTTGTAAGTTTATTGGTGGTACCCAACTAACTTTAAATCTACCTTTTGGATCTGGATAAAAAATTACTTGTGTATCTTTTACTCCATTTATCCATTGAAAATTTCCTGTATTTACATGTGTAGATGTTCCTATACCTTCGTTATAATCTATTTGATCATATATTTTAACTAGATTAAATATACTATTTCTAGTTTCATCTCTAAACGCATGTTCTTCTGTTCTTGGAAATTGTCTATAAAACTCGTTTAAAGCGTCATGATCATCTTTTAATCCATCAGCTTCGTTTTCCCAATGTTCTACGATGCCTATAAAAATAGGTTCTCCGTGTGGATCTATAGCTTCTTGTTCTGGCGTATCAAAAACTGGATTTCCATATATATCTATAAAACCTTCATAATTCCATTCCATTGGGATAAATAAAGAATATAAACCAGATTTTGTTTGTCCATTTCTATTTCTTTGAGAGACATCAGAGCTATTATATAATTTCTTAAAATTATCTCCTCCTTTATCTAAGGCATTTGATGTTGAGCCCATCATACATTTACCTATAATTCTACTACCTAATCTTAAACATGTTTTTGTAACTCTCCAGTTATTTAATATATTATCAGGCCTTTCCCATTTACCGCTTTCATCATGTACTAATAAATTTAACTTTTCACCATCATAACTATTGTCTCCGGTATTTTTCCAATCTATAGTAGTATCTAAACCTTCTATTTCTTCCATACCATCAGTTGCAGACATTTTCTTTCTAGTAAATTTACTAGCTGGAACTCTATATGCTAATTCAGATTTTGGTCTATCCATACCATCTTGAATCGGTTTAAAAAAGAATGGATAATTTATGCTAATTGGAACCACTTTATCAGTAAACATTTTTTTAGCGTCATTACCAGTTTTAGACAGTATTCCATATCTACTATCACTTGCTAAAGTTGCTAAATTAACTGTTTCAGCTGATGACATAAAAGAAAATCCAGATCTACGATTTTTAAGATAACACATTCCATAACATCTTTGATCTGCTTTGCACGCTTCCCAAAATATATAAAATAATCTATTTGCCTCTCTAAAATCTGGAGCACCTACATCAATCTTGCTCCATTGAAGATACATATAATGTGTACCCGTTAAATAAGTTGGCTTACCATTATTCATAAACCAAAAACCTTCATCTCTTCTTGTGAACTCTTCGTCTATATAATCAAACCATTGTCCTTTTAATTCTTCTGGATAATTTCTCCAATCAAATATATTTTTTAATCTATTTAATTCTTTTGGATATATAAACTTTTCCCAATATTGTTCTTTTTGTTTTTTACTTCTACTATATATTTGTTTTGGTACTTTTGGTAATGCTATCTTTAAATTTTGTATTTCTATTATGTCACCTATTTGGCCAGTTTTAGAAATAACAACAATATCATTTTCTTTATTATAACCATATTTCCACTTCTTAGATTTATTAAGTCTTTTTATGGTATTTATTTTTATAGGTTCTATAACCTTTATTAAAGTTTGCTTATACATTATTTAGACCTTCCTTCTGCAAATCCTCTAAAAGCTCGTTGTTCTATTTCTTCTTTTGGTTTATTATTTAATAAACTTTCTTCCTCTTGGATTCTAGTTAATATTTCAAAAGCATCAAATATAGCTAATTTTTTTGTTGCCGCAGCATTTTTTAATCTATCCGCTGATATATCATCATCTGAATCTACAATTGGTTCTTTTGCTACTTTAATTAATTCATCAACAGCTTTCTGCCCAGCTTGGATTATATTCTTCTTCGTTTCCTTGATATTCATATTTAATTGTAATAAATTTAGTAATAACTCTGTATAAACGTTTTCCATCTATAACAAATTCATAAGTTGAAAAAGGCATGAAACCTACTAAATCATTTATTTTGTAAGTTCCATCTGTGTATTTAATTATACCTATACAACTTTCTTCTTTGTCTGTACTTAACTTATTTCTTTGTTTAATTGGTTGTACAAAACAATAACCACTTGGAGCTTTCCACTCGTCTTTTCTTTTGTATAAAAATATTTGATCTTCTTTTATAAGATAAGTATTTTCATTAAAAAAACTTCTACTATTTCTTTCTCTACCTTTCATATCATACCATCTTCTAAAAACATTATGATGAGTTATAATAGTATCTCCAGGTTTTATTTCTGTTTCAAAAGCTGTAGGAACAGATTTAACAATAGCTTCTCTATTTACAAATTTATGTTCAGATATGTTTGTATTTAGTATAAGTTCTTTATCGTTAATCTTTTTTTTATTATTATATCTTTCTCCTAAAGGGGATACAATAAAATCAAATGGACCTTTCACTAGTATTGTAAATTATACTCTACAGATATAGCCATATTTTTATTAAAATCTTTCCAAGGTAAAACATCATTACCTTTTTTAATATAGATAGAATACTTATCGTCTTCTTCTATAATATTGTTAATAACATGACCTCCATAAACTTCTTGACCAACTGAATAATGCATAGCATCATTTTTATAATCTTTACCTACTGTAATCTTTCTAATTAGTTTCATTATAATTTATTGATCCATCCATTATATTAATATCTTCAGTACCATAAGCATCTTGAAATTTACCTCTCATTAATACTAGTTCATCGTTTAATCCAGCTAAACTATGTAAAATACCATGCTTTTGTGCTTCTAATTGTCCTGTTTGTAAATGGTGTTTGTTAATATTGTTTATTAATTCTTGTAAAGATTTTAATTCTTCATTAGTTATTTTTGAAGGTCTTTTAACCTTCGGTGTTTTTCTTTTTGCCATTTTATTTAATTTAATTTTTAATATTTATTTTTATCTCTCAAATCCTAATATTACTGTAATTGGACTTTGAGGCATTATTTCATCGTCATCAGTTATAGCTACACCACTACCACTTTCTAACGTTATTAAGTTAGCAGTTACTGATTTAACTGTTCCAACAACCGTGTCAGAATCATGTTTAAGTATTACGTCTCCTTTTGAAAACGCTTTATTTGCATTAACACCGTCTGTAACTAAAGCTGTATCTCCTTCAGCAACATTATCACCATCGTTTAATAATACGCCTGTAGAAAAGTTAAAATCACCACTTGGTCCCATTATTGCGCCTATATATAGTTTATCATATCCAACATTTGTTCCGCTATTAGGCTCGCCTTGTAAAATTAAATTAGGAGCTAGGCGAGTACCATCATCTCCACCACCTCCAGCTGTTGCTACAGACATATAATCTAAATAAAGTGCGAATTGAGTAACATCTACTGTGTGGTAACCTTGTAGAAGATGGTAGTAATCTGTACCGTTAGCAGTAGCGTTTACTGTTCCTAGGGATTCTGGTGCTGTTCCATCAGCTTCAGATTTAGCAAATAATAATATTAAATCTCTATCTGTTTGTGGCGCGCCGTGTAATCCTTTTACTATTGAAGTAACGCTTGTTAATTTATTAGCGCCCTTTGGTATATCAAAAGCTGTCCAATCAAATAATACATCTGAATGAGCAAACGCATTATCAGCTTTATTACTAGCTATCATTGTAGCAACAGGTAAAATTGGTTTTACTGTTGTTGAAAAATATTTTCCCATAATTTTTATTTTTTTACTTTTTCTAGTGATCTACCACCAAAATAAGCACCGATCACAGTTATTAATACTAATTGTAATAGATCAACCCAAGTATCTTTTACTTCAAAACTTATCATACCAGCATCAATAAATATCATTAATACTGTTGATACTACTAAGAATATAAGAACCATAGGTCGTATATTTTTAGAAAGCCATGAATCTGAATTCATATCAACCTTCCATCTGTTTGAAACTTCTTTTTGCATTTGGGCTTCATAGCCCATTATCATATCTTTTATTTTATTTTCGGCTTCTAATTTTTCTTCTTTAGACGTGTGTAAATTATCTATAACTCCTCCAACCTCTTTTACTAAATCTTTTGCTCCACCTGAAAATATGTTTCCTAATATATTCATAATTATTTTATTTTATCTTCTACTTTTTTTCTAGCTCTTTCGCCAGCTTTATAAGCTTCTTGTTCCCATGGAAAACCTTTCCATCCTTCTGGATGAGATTCACCAGTTTTAGGATCTATTATATTACCATCTTTTCTTAAATACTTTTTTCCTTTCCAAGTAACAGTATTGTCTG